ATGGTGTCAGAAATTGCCCCATATCTCACGATGCTATTCGGCAAAGCCTTTACCGTTGGCAAACGCAACAACTCAGGCCGCAACTTCTACAAATACAGCTACCCAATTGGAAACCCTGACAATCCATACGGGCTAGTCTGCATCGGCGGCCAGCGTCATACAGTCCTGATCATGCTAAACGGTACAGGCTGCACCCTAGCTCTAGACGGCTGGGAACGTCGCATGTATTCATTTTTAAACGAATCAACCACTAAGCGCCCAAAAATTACCCGCGTTGACCTTGCGCATGATGACTTCGACGGGGCGCATAGCTCCGCAGAATGGGCTGACCAAATGGACAAACTGGACGGCTTCCGGCTCGGCAATCGTGCCCCAAATGTCCAGCACTTGGGCAACTGGCGGCGGCCAAACGGAAAGGGCAGAACCCTTACCATCGGCCAACGTGAAAGCGGGAAATATTTTCGCGGCTATGAGCGGGGCAGAAAAGAAGGCGATAAGGATTCGCCTTGGTTCCGCTGTGAAGTCGAGTTCAAAAGCTCCGACCGTGTCCTTCCGTTCGAGATCCTGCTTGATCCGTCTAGCTACTTTATTGCGGCTTATCCCTGCTTGCGTGACTTCGATCTATACCGCGCTCCTGAGCGTATCGAGACCAGCAAAAAAACCGCCAATGTTACATGGCAAGCAAGCCTATCCACGATACAGCGGCAATTTGGCAAATACATCAACGTTTTCCGCGATGTCTATACAGACGCTGAGCTGCTCGACCTGATCCAGCACCGCAACAAAAAGTTAAAGCCTAAGCGGCTCATGATGGTTTGCGACCTTGCAGAACGCCAAGCCGAATCTGACCGAATCCGCGCAGCTTTTGCCGCCTAGTCTCACGTCATGCCCGACCGTGAAAAAGACTCAACAGGGTATTAAGGAGTTCATAACATGCAACAGTTTACCCAGCGCGTCCGCATTTCCGGCGCGATTAAAAAAGATTGGACAAGCGAAGACGGCAAGCGTTTTCAATCAACCCGTCTGTATATCAGCACGTCCCTAGACTCGTCGAATGGCGACCAATTTGGACAGGCCACAGCAGAATATATCTGGGGCGAAGCGGCAAATTATGACCGCATCCCACACCACAAAGACGGGTTCGAAGCTGACGTAACCTTTGAAAACGTCTTCAACGGCAAAACCCAAAAAATGATTGTGCTGGATGTTAAACCCGTCCAGTCCAGTAAGCCAACGGCTTAAAGGATTTAACAAATGTTCGTCTGTACGCAACTTTCACAACCTGACCAAAGCGGCGTACAGACTTGCATAACTTGGGAACAGCACGCCCCACTGTTCCCAGATTTGACCGCTGCCCAGTGGTCAGATATCGCCATAGCAATGATTACTGTCCTTGCTACGGCATGGGTCTTCAAAACTCTCTCAACCTTCGTCAAGGAGTCCTAAAAATGGACAATCAAACCACTGTTGAAAAAAACGGCGTTGTATCTCGTGTTAACTACGCTCCGGCTGCACTGCTGCCGCTTGCATTGTTCGCTGGTGCATCACATGCCGCTGTTGACGTGTCAGCCGCTACCACTGAAATCTCCGGCATGATTGCCCCAGTTGCTGCAATTGGCGGGGCTATTCTGCTCGTTCTTGTTGCAATCAAGGCTTGGAAGATGATTCGGGCGGCAATGTAAAAAGCTGTTCGGTTTATTCGATCAACTGGGCAGCTTAACCGCTGCCCATTTTATTTAGGTGGGGATATGTCAAATGCTATTAAACGCACTACCAGCGTTAACGCTGCTCCTCGCGGCTTGGATATTGTTTCGCGCCTGATAGCGTCTGTTTTGTGTCTTTATCTCGCTGTCACTGCGCCTTTCGCTTATGCAATCGATCCTATAACAGGTGCTTGGACTGCTAACGCTGCTGCATCCGCCGCGTTTGGTGGTGGTGTAACTGGTGGTGCTGCTGCCCTCGAAGCTGCTGTCGTGTCTGCTGCCGGTGCTGCTGCTACTGCCGCCGCTGCTGCTGCCGCTGCTGCTGCTGTCGCTGGTGCTGGTGTCGCTGCATATTGTGCGACTTCGTGGGCTATTGGTGTTAATGCTTGCGGATCTAGTCCCGCTGCTCAAGCCACTGGCATCCCCGGCGCGCTCGCTGGCGCTGGTATAGCAGTCGATCCTCAAAACGGTAATCTTGTAAAAAGCGGTGCTACTTATTACACGCTATCCGGTTATTCCGTTACCCCAGGCAACATCTGTTTTAAATCTGATCCCCAGTCAGTACCTAATTGCTTGAAAGATATGGTCGGTCGTTTATATGTAAACTCGACAATTACAGTTGAACCAACTTATATCCAGTGTACTTTGCCCAGTCTGCCCTCCTATGCCATTTGCGGCAGTATAAAGCTAATCCAGCGTCGCAACGATCAGCCGGGGGCATCACCTACGCCTTTCCCCGGTGCTGCCGATATTTACGGTTATGCAGCCGACTCGGTCGCAAGTGATAAAGAAGTAGGCGCTGCGGTCGGTGCTAATCCCCAAGCACGCGCTGCTGCTGCTGCCGCCACTGCTGCTCCGTCCATTACTGCTGCTCATGCTGCTGCTGCTGCCGCTACTGCTGCTCCCCGCACCGCTGAAGCAGAGTGCGCAGCTAAGGGCATGAAGCATGGAACATTTAACGGTACTGTTTTTTGTGTCGGTGTTGGTGCTGGTACAGATGGCACTGGCGCTCCTGCTGGTGAAACTGGCACGGCAGACGGTGCTGGTGCTGGTACTTCAAATCCTCCGGCCACTGGCGCTAATCCTCCCGCTGGGGGTGCTGCTGCTACTCCTTTGCCTGCATTTTGTGTATATGCACAGACGCTTTGTAATTGGCTTTTGTGGACTAAAGAAGAGCCTACCGCTTCAGGTTCTAATAAAGTAACTATTGCAGAATCTACCGAATCTGATGTATTGCCTAATTTTGATATTGGTCAACAGCGTGTTGTATTTACTGCTAATTGCCCGCCTTCTATTCCCATTCGAATTAGTATGTTTGGCTCATCCGTTAATACAAGTTTTAGTCATCAGCCATTATGCGAATTTATGTCCAATCTGCGTCCTTTTGTTATTGCGGCTGCTTATATAACTGGCGCGTATATCATTGCTGGTACTGGTCGAGGAGGTGGTAACGATGGGTAAAATAATTTATTTGGTCGGGACTCTTTTATTGTCGGGTAGTGTCCGTTCAATGTTGGTGGGTGCTGGTTTGGGTCTTGCTACCAGTCAACTGATATTGAGTTTGACTAACCGATATATAACCAGTGCTTTAAGTGGTGTTTCTGGTGTTGGTGGTTCGATGGTTTCCTTTCTCGGTCTTGCTGGTGCTGACGTTGCACTGTCGATCATCATCGGCGCTGTGATTGCTCGCGCCACGATTAACAGTCTAAAAATCTCACTCGTTAAATCTAGCGCGTAGTGAGTACCGCGCGCGCGCCCCCCCGCAGACTTGCGAGGAGGGACGCACGCACGGAACGGAACAAGCGCAGGAGTTTACACATGCTTATTTTGATCACTGGAACGCCGGGTTCGGGCAAAACTTTGTACGCCGTGCATCGGATTGTTAACGACTGGCTGAAACAAGATCGGCTCGTATACGCTGACATTGACGGCCTAAACATTGAAGGGGTCGAGAAGTCCCCAGATGATTGGCGCGATACTCCCGAAGGCTCGCTTATTGTTTATGATGAAGCCCAACAACGGGACATCTTCAAACACGGGCGCGGCTCGCTCTCACAATCTGAGATCGTCCAAGCCTTCGAGATCCATCGCCACAGCGGGCATGACATTGTATTTATCACCCAGTCTGCAAAATTCTTACACAATCACATTTTAGATTTGGTTGGCGAACATTATCACCTTCACCGGCCATACGGTGCTTCTTTGGCTTCTGTATATTTTTGGCGCAAAGCCGTCCGCAATGCCCAATCTAAATCAGCACAAAACCATGTTGAAAATGAGTCTTTATTCAAATATCGAAAAGATCTTTACAAGTATTATAAATCAGCGACTGTACACACGCACAAGCTGGCTATTCCGCGCAAGATTTTAATGTGGTGTAGTATTCCGATCATTATGGGCGGCTTTGTTTACATGAAAGCAAGTGATCCGTACACCCAAAAGATGATTACTGGTGGCGAACCCGTCACAACGACAACAACAACTAATGCAGATGGCTCGACAACTCAGACAATCACTGCAACTGATCAACCTGCCACAGCTCAAGCCGCCGCTGCTTCCCCAGTTGCTTCTGTTGCACACGAGCTTCAACGGGTCGCCCACGTTATCGAGTTTGGCAATGAGTGCTACGCTAAAAACAGCTTTGGCGAATTGCTAGATATCCGCTGGATCGATGCCGCCTGTACTCTGCGCGGCCTAGTCTGCTCTCAGGCTCACGCAATCGAGTAG